CCGTTGGCCGGAGCACCAAGATTTACAACAACTGCGTGCTGGACGGTGATGTGCTGCTGTCCATGTTCAACGCAGAGGGTGACTTTGTGGAGCAGACCCTTGAGGGCTACTGCGACAGCTTTACCCGCCCCGAAAAGCACACCAACCCGTCCTATATGTAAGGGCGGCCAACTAAAGGAGGAAATCATCCATGAGTAACCTGTCCGCATTTATGCACGCCAATGTTGAGCAGATCGAAAACTACAAGTTTGCCGCCTCCCCCCGTTTCAAGGGGGAGGATGGCAAGCCCATGTTGTGGGAAATCTGCTGCATCTCCGCTGATGAATACGCCCGCATCCGCAACTCCTGCGTCCGGCAGGTGCCGGTGCCCGGCAAAAAGGGCCAGTACACCCAGCAGCTTGATAGCTACGCTTTCCAGGCCAAGGTGTGCGCCCGCTGCACGGTGTTCCCGGACCTGAGCAACGCAGAGCTCCAGAATGACTGGGGTGTTGCCAAGCCGGAGGAGCTGCTGGGCAAGCTGCTCATCGGCGGTGAGTTTGATGACTATGTGACGGAAGTTTTCCAGCTCAACGGTTTCAAGACTGAGAATGAGCTGGTTGATGAGGCAAAAAACTAATAGAGGACGGTGACCCAGAGGCCAGCTATGCACACTTCTGTCTGCAAAAGTTTGGCTGGGAGCCGTCCAAGTTTTTGAGCCTGCCCGTCAAGGAGCGTGCTTTTGTCATCGCCTCTATTGATGCCCGCTGTGCGGCGGAGCGGAAAAAAGAGGCGGAACTCAAGAACAAAGCAAAACGCAAATAAGGCTCCCGCCCTGAGCGATACAGGGCGGGAGCTTTTCCCAAGGTGGTGAAACTATGGCAACTATCAGATCGCAAATGGTCCTCAATGACGGGATGAGCGCCGTGCTCAAGAGGATAACCTCCGCACTTGACACTACGCTCAACGCCTTTGAGCAGGTCCAGCGTGCCTCTGGCAGAGCTGTTGATGCCGCCCAGATTGCACAAGCACGCTCCCAGCTTGTGGGAGCAAATGCCGAAATCCAGGAGATGGCGGACGGCTACCGCAGAGCCGCAGAGCAGGAGGAAAACCTCAACCGAGGCCTCCGCACCGGCGGCTCCCTGGCAGATGGTATGCTGGGCAAGGTCAAGACCCTGGTGGCCACACTGGCCGCCGGTGCCGGGCTCAGTAAGCTCATCGGCCTCTCTGACCAGATGACCAGCACCACCGCCCGCCTGTCTTTCCTTGTGGATGACGGCGGCAGCGTGGATGAGCTGGAGGCCAAAATCATGGCCTCTGCCCAGCGCTCCAGAGCTGCCTATCTTGACACGGCATCTGCTATTGCCAGCATGGGCGCAAACGCTGGAGCCGCTTTCAGCTCCAATGATGAGCTCATTGCTTTTATGGAGCAGGTCAACCGCCAGTTTACCATTGGCGGCGCATCCGCCCAAGGGCAGGCGGCGGCCATGCTCCAGCTCACCCAGGCAATGGCGGCAGGCGCTCTGAGAGGTGAGGAGCTAAACTCCATCCTTGAAAATGCGCCCGGCATCGCCAGAGCCATTGAGCAGTACATGGGCATTGCAGAGGGCTCCATCAAGCAATATGCCCAGGAGGGCCAAGTCACCGCCGAGGTGGTCAAAAACGCCCTTTTCTCTGTGGCAGATGAAACCAACGCCAAGTTTGAGAGTATGCCCATGACCTGGGCGCAAATCTGGACCAACATGCAAAACCGGGCGCTCCAGACATTGGACCCTGTTCTCAACAAGCTCAACAAGCTGGCCAACAGTGAGCAATTCAGCACGGTGGTGGACGGAGCCTTGAACGCCCTGGCTACCATCACGGCCCTTGCCTCCGGCATCCTTGATGTGTTCGTCAACATCGGCTCTGCCGTGGTTGATAACTGGTCTGTTATTGAGCCTATTGCCTGGGGCCTTGTGGCCGCACTTGTGGCCTACAACGCTGTGGCGCTCATCACTCAGGCCATCAATGGCGCTGTGGCGCTCTCTGCGGCAGTAAAAGGAGCCGCAGACATGTTTGCTGCGGGCAAGACCTTTGCCGCCACTGTGGCCCAGCAAGGCCTCAATGCGGCCCTGCTGGCCTGCCCCATCACCTGGATAGTGGTGGGGGTCATCGCCCTTGTGGCGGGCATCATCGCCCTGTGCAACTGGATTGCTAAGACCACCGGCGTGGCGGCCACGGGCTTTGGAGTTATCACCGGCGGCATCAATGTGGCCATTCAAGCCGTGTGGAACGCCATGCTTGTGGTAGCCAATGTGGCCATTGGTATCTGGAACGCTCTGGGTGCCTGCTGCTCCAACATCGGCACCGCTTTCCACAATGTCATTTCCAATGTGCAAGGCTGGTTTTACGGCCTGCTGTCTACCGCCCTCACCGTTGTAGAGGGCATCTGTGCGGCTTTGAACAAGTTGCCCTTTGTCGAGTTTGACTACTCCGGCATTTCCGCAAAGGCGGATGAATACGCCGCAAAATCGGCGGAGGCCTATGGCAGTGTTGAGGAGTACCAAAACATTGGGGACGCTTTCACCAAAGGCTACAACACCTTTGACACATTCACGGATGGCTGGGCCTCTGATGCTTTCAAGGCCGGTGCATCGTGGGGTGACGGTGTGGCTGATAAGGTGAGCAGTTTCTTTGACTTCGGCGGAGGCGGCACCGGCGGCACGGACCTTGGCAGCGGTTTTGACCTGAGCAGCATTGCTGACAACACCGGGCTGACCGCCGACAATACCGGCAAGACCGCTGATGCTCTGGCCGTGACAGAGGAACAGCTTGAATACCTGCGGGACATCGCAGAAAGGGATGCAATTAACCGTTTCACCACCGCAGAGGTCAAGATTGACATGACCGGCATGACCAACAGAATTGACGGCAGTGCTGATCTGGACGGCGTTATCAGCCAGCTCACCGAGGGCTTTACTGAGGCGCTGGTCACCGCTGCTGAGGGGGTGCACGCATGAGTTATTCCTGTTATCTGGGCGGCGTGGAGTGGCCCACTCCTGCCAAGCTGACCGTAAAAATCAAGGGCAAAAATAAGACGCTCACGCTGCTCAATGAGGGTGAGATCAATTTCCTCCGCACCCCTGGGCTGAGTGAGATCGTGCTGCCGGTGACGCTCTCAATGCTCACCGGCAGCCGGTCCCCGTCCTACTACATGGGCGTGTTGGAACGGCTCAAGACCTCTAAGGGCACCACCCAGTTTATTTTGGTGCGGCGCTCCCCGGATGGACGGCGGCTGTTCGACACCAACATGACCGTGAGCGTGGAGGACTACAACATCACGGAGGATGCCAAGGAGGGCCTGGATGTCAGCGTGGACATCAACCTCAAGCAATGGCGCTCCTACGGCACGAAAACGGCCAAGGTCGAACAGCCCAGCACCGACACGGGCAAGCAGACCGTGACCGTGGAAAAGGAGCGGGATGCCAGCACGGCCCCCTCCGCTAAGACCTACACCGTGAAAAAGGGTGACACCCTCTGGGCCATCTCCGCCAAGTATTATGGCGCTGGGGCCCAGTACACCAAAATCTACGGGGCCAACACGGACAAAATCAGCAACCCCAACCTCATCTATCCTGGGCAGGTGCTCACCATCCCATGAGCTATGAGCTGCTGATACAACATGGTAGCAATATCATGTACCCACCCACGGTGGAGGGTGTCACCATTGAGTGGGAACGCAAAGGCCAGCCGGGCAAGCTCACCTTTGAGGTGGTAAAGACCCCAGGCCTGAGCTTTCAAGAGGGGGACCCCTGCCGTTTTTCCGTGGACGGCACCCCCGTCTTTTATGGCTTTGTCTTTGAGAAATCCCGCAAGGGCAACAACCCCAATGTCATCAAGTGCGTGGTGTATGACCAGCTTTATTACCTCAAGAATAAAGATACCTATGTCTACACCAACAAGACGGCCTCTGAGGTCATCAAAATGGTGGCGGAGGACTTCCAGCTCAATGTGGGGGAGCTTGAGGACACGGGCTACAAGATCGCCAGCCGTGTGGAGGACAATCAAACCCTGTTTGACATCATCCAAAACGCCCTGGACGAAACCCTAAAGGCCACCGGGCAGATGTATGTGCTCTATGACAATGTTGGAAAGTTGACCCTCAAGAGCCTGGGCAACATGAAACTCAACATGCTTGTGGATGAGGACACCGCCGGTGACTACGACTATAAGAGCTCCATTGCCACCCAGACCTATGACAAAATCAAGCTCTCCTATGAGAACAAGGAAACCGGCAAGCGGGAAATCTATATTGCCCAGGACGGCTCCCACATCAATCAATGGGGTGTTCTGCAATATTATGAGAAACTGGACAGCAAGGCCAACGCCAAGGCGATGGCGGACGCTCTCCTGGACCTCTACAACACCAAGACCCGCACCCTCAAGCTCCAGGATGTCCTTGGTGACATCCGTGTGAGGGCGGGCACGCTGCTGGTGGTCATGCTGGGCCTGGGTGACATCAATGTGTCCAACTACCTCATGGCCGAACAGGTCAAGCACACATTCAACGATGGGCAGCACCTCATGGAGCTCAAAATGCGAGGTGGTACATTTGTCGCTTGACATCAATGAGCTGGTCCGTGCTGTGAAACAGGCGGCGGTGGAGGCGGTCAAGGCGGACGGCCCCATGGCCGTGAGCTTTGGCACTGTGACATCCGCCTCCCCGCTGAAAATCCAGGTGGACCAGAAAAAGACCTTGACGGAGGCCCAGCTCATCCTCACCAACAATGTCCGGGACTTCAATGTGGACATGACGGTGGACCACCAGACGGAAAGCCAAAGCGGCGGCAGCGGAGAGGCTGCTTTTGCCGCCCACCAGCACGCCTACAAGGGCAGGAAAACCTTTAAGGTGCACCTGGCCCTCAAGGCAGGGGAAAAGGTCATCCTCATCTCCTGTGATGGCGGGCAAAAATACATTGTCCTGGACAGATGGGAGGCACCTTGATGGGAACGCTACCGACAACTGGAGAAAACCTTGACCTCATCGGCTTTGAGCTGGAGGAACAGCCCAGCTATACTCACAAGCTGGACATTGAGGGGCAGCGGGTGGCGGGCATGACCGACAAGCGGGAGGCCCTGCGCCAAGCGGTCTATCTCATCCTCAATGTGGAGCGCTACGCCTACCCCATCTATTCCCGCAATTATGGCTCCGAGCTGGTTGACCTGATCGGCCAACCTATGGACTACGCCATGAGTGAGATGAAAAGGCGCATCACGGATGCCCTGATGCAGGATGACCGCATCACCGGCGTGGATGACTGGACCTTTGAAACCGGCAGAAAGTCTGTGCTGGTCCGCTTTACCGTCTACACCATTTATGGAGAGCTGGAGGCCACAAAGGAGGTTGAGATTTAACCATGTTTGAAACCAAGACCTATGAGGCGCTGCTGGCCAGCGCCTTGGCCAGGGTGTCCTCCGGCATCGACAAGCGGGAGGGCTCCATGGTGATGAACGGTGTGGCTCCGTCCATGGCGGAGCTGGCCCAGCTCTACATTGGGCTGGACTTCGTTTTCACCGCCACATACCTGGCAACAGCGCCCCGTGAATATCTCATCAAGCGGGCCGCTGACCGTAACATGAGCCCCTACCCGCCCAGCGCCGCAGTGTTCCGGGCGGAGTTTAACATTGAGGTGCCGGTGGGCACCCGTTTCTCCTGCGAGGACCTAAACTTTGTGGTGACGGCCCGCATGGACACCTCCGAGGACACCGCCACCGGCCTGAGCCACCGGGTCACCTGCGAAACAGCAGGGGCCCAGGCCAACGGCTACACCGGCCAGCTCATCCCCATTGAGTATGTGGACGGGCTGACCCATGCAGAGCTGGTGGAGCTGCTAATCCCCGGAGATGATGAGGAGGACACGGAGGTTTTCCGCCAGCGTGTCCTTGACAGCTTCAAGTCCCAGGCCTTTGGCGGCAACCAGGCTGACTACATCGAAAAGGTGAAAGCCATGCCCGGCATCTCCGCCGTCAAGGTGCACCCGGTCTGGAACGGGGACATTGCGCCGTCCACGCTCATCCCGGATGCTACTGTCACAGCATGGTACACCAGCGCCATTGCGGGGCTCAGTGAGCCCGTGGCGGCCTGGCTCACCGCCGTCTACACGGCGGCGCTCAACAAAAAGCTGACGGTGGGCGGCACCGTCAAGCTGGTGCTGCTGGCATCCAATAACACCGCCCCCTCTGAAACCCTCATTGATGAGGTGCAGACGGCAGTGGACCCCACCGAGAACGCCGGGGAGGGTCTGGGACTTGCCCCCATCGGCCATGTGGTCCATGTGACCGGCGTGGAGCCGGTTCCGGTGAGCATCACGCTCAATCTGACCTATGCCTCCGGCTGGAACTGGGAGGCCATCAAAAGCTATGTGGAGGCCGTCATTGACGGCTACTTTGCAGAGCTGGCGGGCACCTGGGCCACTTCGGACCACCTGACCATCCGCATCTCTCAGATTGAAAGCCGCATCCTCTCCGAGTGCTCCGACATGATAACGGACATTGCTGACACGCAGATCAACGGCAAGGAGGAAAACCTTGTGCTGGGTGCAGACAGCATCCCGGTGAGGGGGGACATCAATGGATAGAAAGCTCCTTGACTACCTCCCCCCGGTGCTCCGTGAGGTGCTTGAGTTTCAAGCCATCAATGCCGCAAACGAGCCGGAAATCTCCATTGCGTGGGACGCTCTGGCCCTGGTCCTTGCCAACCAATTCCTGGACACGGCAACGGCCAGCGGCGTGGCCGTGTGGGAGCGTGAGCTGAA